TTGCTAAACCAGTTCCAATAATTGCTATGGCTTGAGCAATACCAGCAAAGCCACCTTGTGCCAAAGCCTTGTTAGCACCTACATAAGTATCAATAGTTGCAGAAGCAACCCCTAAAGCCTTACCAGCCGAAGTACCTTCTCCAGCGATAGCTGCTAATTGCCCAATAGCACCACTTACTTGCTCGGCATTTTTTACCTTAGCATCTCTTACAGCTTTGTCTATTGCAATTTGTGCTTCTGCTGCCTCAGTTTCTTTATCAAGATTTTCTTGTATTAAGTCTTGTCTTTCTCTTTCTAAAGAGTTAATGTTTGTTAATTGTTCAGACCTAAAACCAGCTATCTGTGCAAGTACGCCCTCCCTCTCTGCTTTTGCTTCAAGCAAAGCTATTTCGTTTTCGTCATTTTCAAGTTTTTGGAATTGCACCTCTGCTGCTCTCAAAACCGCATCTGCATTGGCTAACATTAAAGTTTCTTGTTCTGCCAGTAACTCCCCAAGCCTTTCATTTGCCGCAATTCTTTCTTCTATTGTTTTGCTCTCGTCATCTCTTATTTGACGTTGCAACTCTGCTTGTCTATCAAACTGCTCAATAAGTAATCTGTTTTGCGCAAGTCCTATTTCTGCTGACCTATTTAATTCTACATTTGCCTTAGCAGCCTTTATTGTTTCTGTTGCGTAATTTTTTACAGCTTCAGCAGTTTTAGTAACAAACTCGGTCGTTTTGTCTACTGTGTTGTTTACACCAGTAAGAACATCAATACTTTCTTTACCAGCCGCCTTTACATCTTCTAAAGCACCTTTAAAATCTCCACTAAATACTTTTTTTACTGCACTTGCTAAAAAACCAAGCGTATCAAGAAAACTCTCAAAGCGTTCTATAATATTTGCTTTTATACTTTGACCTAAAGCCTTAACTGTATCTAAAGGGTTTTCAAATATTGCTTTAAAAAAATCTACAACCTTACCACCATTGTTTACTATAAAATTAACAAAGTCATTAAAGGCGATACTAACCGCTTCAAAAGCTGTGTTGAAACCATTAGCAACCTTCTGGTTTTGCATAAATATCTCGGATAGTTTAGCGAAGGCAGCAATAACTAAACCAATACCAGCAGCTTTGATAGCTGTACCAAGACCTTTAAAAGCGTTTGATATTCCACCAACGCCCTTACTTGCTTTATCCGCGCCTTTATCAAGACCATCAAGACCTTTATCGATGGACTTAATACCAGCTAAGGCTTCTTTACTTTCTACGTCTATATTAATTGTTTTCTCTATCGCCATTGTATCTGTTGTTTAAGTGCTTTATATCCCTCTTTTAGTGTTGTAGGTAGTTTGTGTTTACCTTGTGCTATACGGATTGTTTCTGTTTCTCCGTTTGCGTGTTTTAAAAGTTCAAGTATTTGTTTTATCATTAATCTGTTGTTGCGTAAACTATTCTGTCATTAGAGAACACGACACTGCTGTCAATGGTGTATCTTGTTCTTATAGCTAATTTATATGTTATTTTACTTGTTAAACCAGTTAGTGTTCTTCCGCTTATATCATTGCCTAAAGTTTCTACAAATGTGTCATCTTTATAAACGTCATATCCAGTAATGTTGTCTGTGTTTAAAGCACCAGCCGCAGTCCACCCTAAAGTAACACTTGAACTTGATGTAGCTGTAACATTTAAAGCAGCTAATCTTGGTAAAGTTTCAAATTGACTGTTTTGTATTAATTGCGTAGCTTGTGATAAACTATATAATTCTAAAGAACTTTTGTTTGTTAGTAAATTAGTTTTTATACTATTAATTCTGTAAAGCTTATTACCTACAACAAATCTGTCGTTTAGCTGATATTTTAAAATAATATGTAGTGGCAAATAAGCCTCTAATTTGTTTATCCTTGCTTGTCTGTTAAAAACACTTTGCACATAGTTTAAATAGTATTTAGCTAATAGGTTAGTGCCTTTAGGCTCAAGAAAAAACTCATCCCTTTCAATTCCAAAATTTAACGAACTCGAGGCATCTAAAACACTACCATCAGATTGTACTAATATTTGACTTGGTCTGTTATATGTTGTTACAGTTTCATTGCCACCACCATCAGCGTTTGCAAATAAAAAGTTAGGTGTTGCAGTTTGGTTAGCTATGTATAAAAGTAGTGGTTTGCCTATTGTGGCATTAAAATCTTTATCAAGCATAGCACCTTGACAAATTGTAGTTAGTGTTCCGTGTTGCTCGTCAGATAATCTTTCGTAAAGCATTTTCTCAAATACTGGCTCTATCTTGTAGTCTGTGCCATCTGCTTGTAAATTTGGATCTGGCGAGAAACTTTCCCCAGCAAAATTAGCACCTTGTAGCTCGTCTGACTTTTGTACTAAAAAACTTTCTTTACTTGGAAAGTTAAAATCTATATTTTTAAACTGTAATACTTTACTTATAGAATTTTTGGTTGTATCTACATATTTGGTTATGTCATACTCTAAACCTTCTTCATAGTATTCATTTAAGGGTAGTACTCTTATTTCACTTCCTACTTTATAAGCTACCAAATTAAACATCTTAAAAAGATTTGTTAAAAAATCTATTGTTTTTATTTTAGGCATTTGCCTTCCAATAACAACAGTATTAGCAACCGCAAGTACATCACTTGTGTAAGTGCCACTACTTGCACCTTGAAATCCAGTTATTTGAAAACTGCTTATAGTAAATGTATTAGTTGAGGTAAGTATTATTCTTGCATTAACTGGTGCATAATATGACCCAGCTATATTATTAAAAGCGTAAGAAGTGCTACCAGTATTTCCAGTTGTATCAAGATAAACAACTTGTGGGTATGTAGCATTTTCAACTCTAAGGTCAAACTCATCACTTGCAGAGCCAGTTGTTATTGCAATATTTATAAAAACACGAACTCCACCTAAACCAGTAACAATATCTGGTGCTGTTGGGGTTAATGGTCTAACCTCTGTACCACTTGAAAGCGTTAAACCACTATCAGTAGGCAAATGAAAAACATTCTCTAAAATAGTAAGACCGCCACCCTCAGCAGCATTACTCATAAAGCCTTTTTCTCTGTGCATCCACATATAGATACTATTAAAATCTTCGCTATTAAAAAACTCTCCGCTGAAGTTTATTTCGTCAAAAGTGTTTTCTATTGCATTCAATATTTTTTTAATCTTTATAGCTGGTTTTAAATCTCTATAATTTAGTTTCTCGTTTGCTGTTGGAGATGATGATATATAAGCGTTGTTATTGTATCGCATTAACTTAGTGTGCGTAATTAAAGGGAAGCAAACATCTCCTAAACCAGTAAACATTGGGTAAATCACAGCGTGGCTATAAGCAAAATTATCACTCGCATCGTAGTTTAAACCACTTAGCATTGTATCGCCCATCAAGTCCTTTAGTTCTATTGTATCGCCAAAAAATATAAGCTTGTAAGCGTGTGGCTTATTGTCTTTTAGGCTTACACTATTTAGCCTTATTTTGCCTTTCTTATAATCACTACCATTTAACTTTATAAGCGCATCTGCTTTGTATCTTGCATCAAAGCTATCTATTATATCGCTGTCTTGATAATGTCTAAATATCTTGGAATTATGCTTAGAAGCTGGTACGTTAAACTGCTGTGAAAAAGGTGTAAATATTTTAGCTACATCTTTTACGTTTTTTATAGTGTCTGTAATGCTTACACTTTCATCCTCAAATAAATCAAGCCTTTTAAAATCACTTTTAATTATATAAGCCTCATTGACAGTAAATATATCAGCCGATAAAGCTAAGGTAGTTGCGTTTGTAACTGCTGTAACTTTAGCGGAAGTGCCATCGACTTCATTAAAAACAATATAACCCACCTCAACAGTACCAGTAAAATTAGCGTTAGCGTCTACTAAGTTGCTTGATGAAGTAGATGTAGCATTGCCATAGTATCTTATACCATCCCTTATGTATAACTCAAGTATCTGCATTTAGCGTATGTTGTTTATGGTGTCAAAAGCAAACTCTATCTCTATTGTGTAGTTTATGATCTTGTCGTTTAGTTGTGTCTTGTAAGCAAATGAACTACTTGTAACTTGTATCGGTAAGGTCTGTGAGTTTATCTCAATCCAACAATCCTCGCTTAGTTGCATCTCTTTAAAGACCTCGTTGTAAGCTTCTGGGTAGTAACCAGTATTAAGGGTTAGTTTCTCTTTACCATTTTTGGTTAGTGTCTTATCTTGGTGGTTGCTTATGCTGTAACTTGCACCGCTTATTATATTCTTTTTAAACTTCTCTGTTTTGGTTGTTAGCGTTTCGTTCGTGCGTTTGAAGAACCATATATCTTGCAACACTCCAAACTTGTTTATAAACGTAATCTTGTAGGGTGTGAACTTACACTCGCTTTCGTTTGTTACTGTTAGCTTTGTAACACCAGTAGAACTATCTACCAATATTGTGTCAAAGTCAAATAGCGTGTATTCGCCCTCAAAGGCTGTAAGGCAATCGCTACCCTCAAAAGTACCGCCATCTTGTATAACTCTATCCTTAAACTCATCCGAGCCATTTACACCACTTGTAACGTATTCTATTTGTTCATCATTTTCTGCACTTGTTGTTATAGCCTTTGTGTAAACTTGTGTTCCGTTGTTTAGGTATGTTACTTGTGTCGCTAAAGAGGTGTCTACAGCTATTACAGCCGGTGCATCATCTAGCTTAACTATTTTAGTATTGGATTGTAGCACGGATTGGCTGTTTATAGGGTTTGCACCATCCTCAAACAAACCATAGCCAAAGAACGCTTTTAACTGTGTGTAACCGCTTGTAGTTTGTGCTACGCCTTGTATAAATTGCGTTGTTCTATAATCTACCCACCAAATGTCTGTTGAGTAATCTCCATCAAATACGTTTGTAAAGTAATCTCTCACGAGTTCCGCTATCTCAAAAGTACATACGTTATCAACCGCGAACGAATTTAAAAGGTAGATACGTGTGCCTCTGTTTGTTGTCTGTGTTCCTTGATAGATATACAACTCAAGCTGTGTGCTTGTTAGGTTTGTTACTGTGCCAGTAGTTATATAGTACGGACTTCTTACGTTTATCTTGCTCATTTGTTTATGTTTACTTGTATTTGTTTCTCTATTCCTATAGCGTATGCTTCGACTAGATCATCTGGCAGTCTCTTAAAGGCTCTCTCAAAAGGCTTTGTGAAAAACATGCTTGACTTAATACCTTTTTGATATATGCTTCTAGATATTAAAAAAGCAGTACTGTCATAACTTAAAAACCTACCACTTTTCTTATCTCTAAATTGTATGCCTCTTCTTTGTACCCATTCTCTTATGCCTTTTCTTAGGCCACCTTTTTTTCCAGATCCTGTCCCAAATTTATAAGGACTATTAGGAGCTTTAGCACTCGATGTTTTACCTCTAACACCGCGGTCTTGGAATTTACCATAGTCCGCCATACTAAAGCCTAGTGAGGTTGTACCGCTACTGTGTTTTATATCATAACCCAAAGAGTTATAAAGTCCCTTAGAAGTGTTCTTTTTATTCCTAGTAAGGTTGCTCCGTGATTGCTGTATAACATACTTAGCAAACTTGTTTAATTCGTCACGTAAATACTTATCAGCTAGCATATATCAATATCGTTGTGAATTATTACGTCCATAGTTGCAGCCCAACCAGCTAAACGGTTTTCAAATCTTTCGTAAAACGGCTCAAGTGTTGGATCTCCTTCTAATTGGAATTTATCGCTGTACAACGTACCTCTACGTAAAACCATTATAAGTTTATTTAAAACAGCTAACTGTGTATTTAATACGTCTTGTTCGTTATTGTTACCTCTAAAGATATCAGTTGTAGCTTCTTTGCTCTCATCAACAATATCCATAGCCATTACGCTTATGTTAAAAGATAAAACTTGCTCTTGTGTCGTAACTGAATTTATTATAATGTGAGACAACGGAAAGATTGTTTGCTTAGACAAGTCAACGTCAGCTATGTCACCAGTCGTAACTGTGTTAACGTTAACGTCGCTTAAAAGCTGAGTCTCTATTGTCTCTGTTAATTGGTAAAACCCTCTTATTCCTTGTTGGCTCATTTGAATTTGTTTTTAATCTGTGCTGCTTCTATTTGGTTTTTCTCTTTTGTGTATTCTAAATAGGTTAAGCATTTGTGTACATTTAGTTCAGTGATATTTTTAAATCTTGTAATATCGCCTTGAGCGATTCCATAGAGTGCGTTAAACCATCCCCATTTGGCTGTGAAATTAGATGCTCTGTCAAAGCCTTCTCGTTCTTCTCTTCCAAAGAGTTCAGCATAACCATCGATAAGTCCCTGCCTAAACTGTAAAAAAAAACAATAGCACCTAATACTACATCTAAGGGAAAGTCCTTAGCGTTCTCGCTAGAGTCGGGATCATAATCTTCTATTACGTATCTATGTCCTCTAATATGCTTAATTGGTCTAAATAATACGTTTACTGCTCTGTGCAAATTATCGTTATCTGATATGAAAGTATCTAGGTCCATATACTCACCAAAGCTCATGTCGTCTAACTCTGGTATAAAACCATAATCAACTCCATTTAGTTTGAACTTATTTATTAGTTGATGGCTAGTATCGAACATCGTATTTATGATCTCACAAACCTCAGCAATATCAGTAGCCTTCATGTTTCTAACTACTATCTCTGGTACCTTACAAAATATTTCAACTATCTTTAATTGTATCTTAGCGTCGTGAGTATCTTCCAACTTGCCATCTAACTTAGCGAACTCTTGATATTGTGCTAATGTTATCTCGTTTAAGCTTGTTGGTATTCTTAAATTAACTTTCATACTTATATATAAACAAAATTAATAATTTTTAGACATAAAAAAACCCCTACACGTCTGTAAGGGTTAGTTTATAGAATATTAAAATACCTATCTTAAACCTTTTACTAATGGGTGGTTATTTCATAAACTCCACCAATACATATTCATACTATTTAAGAAACACTTTTAATAAGGTTGATTATTTCATATACTTCAACAATACTTATTTATTAATGCTTATCGGTATTTTAAAGAACGTATGTACTATTATTGTACATTACAAATATACTACAATTTATGTGTTCTTAACCAATTATTAACTATTTTAACAAAACTTTAACATTTAGTGTACCGCATACCTACCAAAGTTTGGCCTACTCATTATTGAATATGTAGCATAGCGTACAGCATCTATTATATGATTGTTTTTATCTACTGGCTTATTGGTTAATTTACCTGTCTTGTCTTCTAACCATTTATAGTTTCTAAATTCCCTAATAGCATTATCGCTATCGCTTGTTACATGTATCTTATATCTCTTTAATAAATCAATACCTGCGTTTATAGAGTCTCTGCCTTTCAAGCTTGGTTGTATGTTATGTCCCATTCTCCTTAGTTCATCTATCAGTCTAGGCTCAGCTGCATCAAAATAAACTGGACTACGTTTGTTCTCTATTACTTCTTTAAAATGATCACTTAGATCCCTTGTAGTCATCATGGTCCTGTACAAATGTTCCTTTATATATAAGTTATGGTCTTTCTTGTAAACACTCACTAGAGTGCTTGGATCGTTTGTATATCCAGCATCTGCCCCGTAACTAACTAACTCAGCATCGTGTGGAACGTGTGGTACCTCAACATAAGTAAATATAGTTGCTTTACTCATACCCTTTAAACCTAATCCGTATATCTGCCAATATTGCTCATCTGTTTCTCTAAGTAGTTCTATTTCCTTCACTATAGACTTCTCTAAAAAAGGGTTATCCAAATAAGTAGTCTTATAAAACTCCACGTCTTCTCTAACCAATACCTTATCGTAAATCCAGTGATACTCATCTGAAGGGTTGTAGTCTAATATGATTTTTTCTTGTGTTCTAAATACTAACTGTTGCCAGTCTTCGAAGTCTAGCTCATTAGCTTCATTGATAAACAATATATCACGTTTACGTCCTCTGATCTTTTGTGGTTGATCAACGCTAATAAACTCGATAAGGTTGTTGTTTAACTTGTATTCGCTATTGGACTTATTGTGGTGCTCTTCTCTATATAGTCCATATTGTCTAAGTATGGTTATGAAGTCACGCATCACTGTAGCTCTAACACTTGGGAATGTCTTTCTACATATAGTGATTGTTTTGTCTCTTTGCTTTAAACAGTATTCAAATATAATAAACAATAGTACGTTGTAGGTTTTGCCGCTACGTGTACCTCCTTGTTGGACTACTATTTTCTGTTGGCTATTTAATAAGTGTTTGTAGACAATGTTAGTCTGTATTTTTTGTGCTGTCAATGATCTCCACTTTAAAGTTGTTTGGTAAACCGTCTGCGCCTGTTATCTCTTGTCTTTCAATGTAACCACGTGACTTTCCTTTTGTCTTTAAGTAAAATATCATCTCGCTCGTCTTGCCATCCCTAATGTTCTCAAATAACTTAGACTCAACAAAGTCTAACGCAATATCCTGCACGTCCTTCACCTGAGCAGCGAACTCTTCATCATCTTTCAACCAACCATAAAACGTTGTTCTACCTACGCCTACTTTTCTACAAGCTTCTGTTACCACACCTAAGGATCTCTCTAAAGCTAACAATATAGCTTTTTTATGTTGTTCAGTTTTGTTCATACTTATATATAAACATTTGTAGATATTTTTAACTCAAGAAGGTGTTTTTAGGTTTTCTGAGTATTGTGGCTCCAGGAACGTATGCCTTTTTTAGTGGTTTAACTCTATTGCTAACGGCTTTATTAAATACGTTGAGTCTCGTGTCTATAAATTCTTGTATTGTAGGTCTATCCCAGTTAATTACTACTTTGTTTATTTCTGTTATAAGGTCTTTTGATCTTTCTATTTTCTGTTTCTCTAAGTTGTCTTCTATTCCTTTTATAATTCTTTGTTTTTTTCTAACGTTGAATTTACGTACTAAGAGGTCAAAGTCGTCTATTATTTTATCAAATATCTTTTTGTCTCTATCTTCTACGTCGTTAATACTATTAGCGTGGTATAAGGCTAAATCGTGGTTAGCGTTTAGAACAGCTGCAACTTTATCGTAAGTGTAGCCTATTTCATAACCTAGTTTGCAGAATACTTTTTTAGCATATACTATTTCACGCTTTCTACTCTTTGTTCTTATATCGAATTGATAGTATTTATGTATCTCGTCTATTAATTGTTCTAATGTCATTATTTACTTTGTTTTTTTCTACAGTGTATTTATTTTCTTTCAATAGCTTTATAGCTTCTTGTATCTTTCTTTGTTGTATTCTGTATTCGTTAAATGTTTCGTTTTCTATCCACATGTCGTTTTATTTATTTTGTTCTATCCAATTTGATTGTGTTTGTCTTAGGTGTTTTATTTCTTTTTGTAAATAGTCTAAAGCTTTCTCTAGATCTCTTATTTCACTATCTTTTTTGCCTGCTCTACACAAATATTTAACTACATTTCCTCTATTGAAATTTAAGTCGTATGCTTTAGCAATATCTATCACGTCAAAGCCTTGATCTGTTCTATAGTGTATACTCATATTTTTGTTCTTAGTTTTAATAGGTTATAGCATTCAATATATTTTTGCTTTGCTTTTCCTCTATATTTTTCTTTAAATAAGTTGTACAAGTTTTTAACGTAACAAAACTTCGTGTTACATGATTTATAAAGTTTTTTAGCGTAAGCTCTACCTTTACCTTTGAAGTAGTTAACATTGTCAGCTCCGTCTCCTATTATCATTTGCTCATAAAAATTATACATAGCATCTTGCTCATTAATATCATACACAACTCTATGTTTATAGTGATAGTTGTAGATTAAACAGGGAAATTGCTTATAGTCTTTATCTATAGATACTATCATTACTTTGTCCCTGCCTACTTCACTTGATATATCATGCCAATACTTCGCGACTAAGTCATCTGTTTCTATACCATAAGCATACAAACCATTATATTCTTTCCTAACAAACTCATGCATCTCAGTCAACAGAGGTGGAAGCACCGTATCGTTTCTATTTGCTTTATATGTTTTAGTTAATAGCTTCCTAAAATTACCCTTAGAGTTATTAAACGTGTATATCTTTTCGATGTCATAACGTTCCTCTAAGTCATTAACTATTTTCATGTATTGCTGATCAAACTTCGCTATGCTATCTTCTATGTTTCTATAAAACTTATCATTGCTACCTTCTCTTTTAGATATCAAACAAGAAGCGTAAACTAAACTATCAGCATCAATTAGTAGTATCATCTTTTACAAATGTTCCATTAATCATTTTGCCTGTTCTTTTGGATATAACGTTATAGGCTGAATGTATACACTCTTCGATACTCATAGCCTGTAAATGAGCTAAGTTAGTTAGTACAACAACCATATCTCCAATAGCATCTTCTATTTCGTTTGTATCTTGTTCTAGTAGTGCCTTAGCTAATTCACCTGCTTCCTCCATTAACTTAACATATTGTGTGTGTGGATTGCCTTTGTCATACAAGCCTCTTTCGTTAGCCCAACATCTTATGTTGTCAAATATTTCTAAATTCACTTTTGGTTTATTAGCAACATCCCAAAAGTTTTTTAAGGATTGTGAGTATATGTATCTCTCATTGTTGTGTGCTGACTTAAAATTATTTTTCAATATAAAGTCTTTTACTTCGTCATTCACTTCTATATTGTAATCTTTGTCTAATTCTATATTAGATGGCCAAGTATAATTATCGAAGCTTTTATTAAATGTTTTTTTGAAAGTAACTGTTGTTTTAGTAATGTGTAGCATAAAATTGTTTATTGTTTGTTTGTATGTTCTTACGTCGTTTTTATATCCAAACTTGTTTTGCCATTCAAATTCTAATTTAGAAGCTTCGTCAATACATTTAGTCTTAGCTAATATTTCAAAATCAGTATAACCTTGTTGGACTATAATTCTTTTAGCAGGGTTTTTGGTGCATCCTACTTTTACACCTTCTATATGATATATGTAATACATTAAATTTTGATGTTAGACTTACCACATAAAGGGTATAAGTAAGTGTGGTATTTCATGCCTTTGGTGATCTTTTTATTTTTGAAAATAATAGTTTCATCAGCAATATGCTCTTGTTTACCGCAATAACCTATAACATCTCTATCTGGTTTTTCTATTTTAATAGATCCGTAATACTTGTTACCAACGTGATAGTCTACGTGGTACCCTAAGTTTTCGTATTTTACTCCGTAATATAAATTCATTGTATTATGTTTTATTGTTTAGGCTAATATACCAATAACTTGTTAATAAAAAAAATATTTATATGTTTTTATTATAGTGACGTTCGTATATGTGTAAGTTGTGAGCGTAGTGCGTATAAAAACCTTGATCACTATTGAGACTATTAGCAACTAATTCGTGTAGTTTTAAGAAACAATAAGCATCGTTGCAAAAGCCAAACCACAAGTCGTTACTTCTCATCAAAACAGTCATGTGTAGTTTATCCGACTCCGGTGTATAATAAAACTGAATTGACAATGTGCAAGGAGTATCTTTAGAATAGCCAGCATGTTCTTTACCGTCATAGATACTAATAACAGCACGCCTGGAATATTTGTCACGCTGTAGTTCTTTGATTGCGTACTCTAGTTGATTGTTCCTACTCCATTGCCAACCATAGTTAGAGTTAACATATCCACGCTCATCCATGTGGTTATACCAGATCTTAGCGACTTTAGCTATCTCGGTAGCATCTCTGTTTTTAGACAGATACCATTCCCATTCTTTTTCAGCATAATCTATTTTAAAGTTACGCTCCAGTGTTTTAACAACTTTCTGCTTAGTATCTAATATAGTAAACATTTGGTTGTACATTGTTTTAGTGCCATTACTATTTGGTTGAGAGTCTAACTTTCTATAGTAATATTCGAATGCTTCTGTTACGGTTTGAAATTGCCACATAATATGTCTTTTTTCCTTATTGGATACGTGTGCACATCATCTTTAAATAGATATACACTTGTACCGTCGTTTAACTTATCTTTTTTTACATAGTCTAGTTCTAGAGTAGAACCAGCAAATCTTACTTTATATTTCATTAAATATTCTTTTTAATTCTAGCTTTTGCAAACTAACGATCTCATTAGCGAGCGTAGGGTTCTCAGTGTAAAGTTTAGCTAAATTAGCTACTTGATTTTTAGTGCTAACATACAATATATTTCTCAATGTATTATTTTTTATCAACTCTTTGTTAGGATCATAATCAATATCTATAGCTGCTATTGCTGAAGACGCTAGCGCTTCAAAGAATCTAAACGTAGCTACATTGTCTTCGTGTTCTTTATCTCCTATAACTAAACTAACTTTACATTTATTCAACACGCTAAATAGATCTGAATGTTTTACTTTCGTTTTATAGTCAGCATAAGTTATTTTAGGCTCTTTGTAGCCAAGTAAAAGGTTCTTAGTGGAAAAAGGCATAAGCTTTTTTATCTTATTATTTCTATAGCTACCCCGTTTGTCACCGTAATAAATAACGTCATAGTCTTTATCTTTTGAGTACTCATAAGTGCTAACACCTTTTTTAAATATATAAGCAAACCAATTTAGCTTATATGTATTAAACTTAATGTCCATATCAAAAAACTTATTAAGATCTTTACCAGGAAACAAGTAAACACTGTCTCGTATTATTTCATCCCAAGTTTCAATATACTCTTCGCATATATTAAATCTTTCGTGAAATATCCTGGCTGGATTGAGAGGCTTTATACGTGGATCAGTTGGTAATATATTAAACTTTACTTTGTCACTTCTCCATAAGTCAGCTACGTTCTTCACGCACTCAACTGAGTAGTCGGAATATTTACCACCAAAAAAATTAGCTGGAGCTAACTGTAATATTAAAGAATCTATGTTGTGGTTTTTTATCTCTGTTATGTCAATGAAAAAATCTAAGTCTTTATTTGTTCTACATTTATTACCAAATATGAATACTTCTCTATTTTTCTCTTCTAATAATTGTTTTAAGTATATTAATTCTAGTCCACGCGGCGTAGTCTTAGCGTGTTGCGGGTTAGAAAATACACAAGTGATTGCTGTTTTATTTCTCATTGTAATTGTTTAATGCTGCTAAATAAGCAACTGCGTCTAATAAATTGTCTTCTTTGTGATTATACGATTGTCTAGAAAGCTTTAAAGCAACAAGACACATAAACATATCTTGCGCTGTAAGTTGTTTGCCTGTCGAACCCGAAGCTATCATAGCTGCTCTTTCCATACCTTCTGAAAAAGGGCCGTACAGTCTTTCTTTCTCTTGTGATCTTTCGTTGATTATTTGGTCTGCTGTTTTTAGTATGTTCATTCTTCTTCGTCTTTAGCTTGGTAACTGTCTAGTATTATTTTTAGTGACTCAATTTTTAAATACATTTGTGCTACTATGTTCTCGAGTCTTAGTATGCGTTGCATAGTTGTATATTTTTTATTTTTCATATCTCTTTCAATATTAAGTCTTCTATGTCTTCAATCTGCTCTTCTACTAAAATTTCAGTTATATCAATGTCATTTACTTCAGCCGACAATAGTTCGACTTCGTCTGGGGATCCTGGGTAGTCATGTGTTTCTGGTTCTCCAATGTAATGTTTGTATGTAACTTCTATTGGCACGTTGTGGTATTTAATTGTCATATATTGTATTGTTTTAGTTCTCGTTTAAGTTTCAATATTTCTTTGTTTTTTTCGTTTCTAACAATGCTTTCTCTTTTTGTAATCACATCGAGCTCAGTTTGTAGGTAGTTGTTAAATATACCTACTTCAGTTATAGCTTTAACGCAATTGTTAAGATCTTTATTGTCTGGCTTTTGTTGTTGCCACTCTAACAACTTGTCTATTAAAAAAGAGTACCAAAGATTGTAGGATTGTTTTTGCATTAACTCCATTCTAATTAGAAGATCCTATTAAGTAACCAAAAGCTAAGCATAGTGCTAACATGAATATCACCACTCCCTGTAGTATTCTTTCTCGCTGCCTTTCTCTTTTTAACTCTATAGCTTCAAGTTCTTTTTGAGTATGAACTTCTATTCTGTTTTTACGTGTTTCTATATGTAAACCGGTTTTTGTCTTTTTCATTTTATTGTATATTAAATATTACGTCTCTTATATATTGAGCTCTGTTAAGTAGTTTAGTTTCTGTTTCTTTAGGCAATCGTCTTACAAGCATATTAGCACTTAACGTACTTTCTATATCTCTAAGTTCTTTGCGTAAGTCTGTTAGTTGTGTTCTCATTTGTTTGTGTTTACGTTTTGAATATAAGATAGTGCAGTTTGCTCGTTCATTCCGTAAGCTTGTACCATCATAGTTATCCAAGCTTTTTCTGTTTCTGTAAGTGTTTCCATTAACCTAAATTTATTTTAATTAAGTCATCTAACAAATCTTCATCCATTTTAAATTTTTTAAGGACTTTAACTGTGTATGATTTAATCTCCTCAAATTTTTCTTGTTTTGTTTCTTCGTTCATAATTGTTTTTGTTTTTAAGTTATATGGCTAATGTACCAAATAATTGGACGTTATGAACTATTTCTTAACTATTTTAACAAAACTTTAACACTTTTCATATACTTTATCAATATCTGATATCCATTGCAGTAGTCTTTTCGGGTTGCAACTACAAGGCTCATGGTAATTATGCTTGTAATATTTAGCGTGTAACCTACATAATAGCTTATATTGATCTTGTGTCAACCTACTTTTAACGTTGGCTTTAAATTCTTTCCATTCTTTTTTCTCTTCTATTTCCATAGTTCAATATCATTCCACTCGTCACGACGTTTATCGCAACCGCAGTCTTTATTAAATAATTTAGTAATTTTTTTCACAAGCCAATGTATACCTGTGTAATATGTTAAATAAAAAAATAAGTCTCCTAATTTCATACCTGATCTTTTATAAATTTTTTAGTTGTTCTATATGTGTTGTAAAGTGATATGTAGCTAATGCCTGTTTCCCTGCTTAAACTAGCAACACTTTTACCACTAGCTATAAGCTCAAAAACTTTTCTATCGTACCAATATAACTCACTTAATATCTTATCCACTTTATCTTTATTCTGCGCGTATTCTACCTCATCAATACCAATTTCGTCTATTCGCTCTATTTCTTTAGTTTGATCTAAATATATTTTAATTTTCTTAGCCTCTTTCTTGTGTATGTTCAAGTAAATACCTCTTAAAACCTTATAACAATAATAGTGGTTGATATCGTCGTTATAGGATATATCTAGACCCTTATGTATGTCAAGGTGTATTTGTATATACATTTCTTGAACAACGTCCTCAGCTAAGCTAGGATTGCAACCAAATGACTTCACTATGTTTATCCAATCTTTATGCTTCAAAAAAGCTATTTCTACTAAAGATTTCATTTTATCATGTTAATTTATTTTTAGATGTCACAAAGTACTTAAGCGGATCATAGATCTCACCAACTACAAATGGTAACCCGAATTCGTTTATACTAAAACTGAAAGTTTCAAAAGCATAACCTCTAGAGTTTTTACAGCTAACAGTTATCCATTCTTTATTTACAGTGTTTGCTTCTAATTGTATTTGTGTTTCTGTCTTTTTCATTAAAAAACTACCTAAATGTCCGGTTGGCTTATCACTCCCATAATTGCTATGTATCACCGTGACTATGTGACACTTAAACTTGGCACTCCATTCCATTATTTTTTGCACACAGAGATTAGACTCTTCTAAGTTGTTCACATCTGATACCAAGTCAGCTATTCCATCGATAATTATTAAACCATTTTTGTCTTTATTTTCCTGCAAGCAATACTCTATAAATTGCATACGCTGCTTATAGTTAATAGTTCTTAAAGCATAAGTATGATAACAACCAAAGTCTTGCATGTTAGCCATGTCTTGTACTCTTTTAAAAACCCGCTGACTATGCCAATGGCCTTGCTCAGTGTCAAAGTGTATTAAACATTTATTTTCTCTATAACCAAGCATTTTACCACCGAAGTTATTGCCACCACTTAAATAAACTGAAGCCAACAGGGATATAAAAAATGTTTTTTTAGTTTTAGGCGGAGCTTGCACAAAGCTGAAATTACCATACGTACCAATTGGAATAGGTAAAGTTTTTTGACCAGTTTTAGTTTGAATTGTCGTCTCACCAAGACTTAACGCTATTGGAGGGTATTCCATAAACTCATTAGTGTCTATAAAGCACTCTTCTTTTATAAGCTCCATTAGCATGTTATCGGTGGTTTGTTTCTCTGTCATGTTGTTTTTCGTGTTAATATACAAAAAAAAAGAGAAGCATAAAGCCTCTCTAAAAAATTATATTAATTTATTTTTTTTAGAAAGGCAAGTCGGCAGATTCAGTTGGGGCTGCTTCCACGGTTTGTTCCTGGTTTTCTCTCTCAGCGTTAACTATAGTTCCATTGTTCCAAACAACTTTACCATTACCAATATATGTTTTTGGCTTTTTAGCTTCGCGCTCTTCTTGTGTTTGACTAATGTAAATACTAGTGTTGTTACCGTATCTTGTTTCGTCATTTACACTCATTGCTAAATTTACATACACGGCTCCATCTTTGCCTGCTATAAATTTTTCTTTTGGTAGCTTATCTACTCTAATTGAATATGTTATTATTGCACTCATAGTTTATTTTTTAAATGTTTCACTTTCGTCTTCTCCAAATACTCCTAGCTCGTAAAAGCCTGTTAGTTTCAAAACAGCTCTACTCATTGATCTTTTCTCCGCCATTTCAGCGACATACCAACTATTAGTGTTTCCATCTTTAAAACTATCGCCTTTTTTAGCGCTTCCAAATGTTTGGATCTTTTTACCGTCTTTTTCAGCATAAGCTTTAAATACAGCATAATTTGGCTCACATCTAATTACTTCGTAATCTATAGTGATTTGTTCCATGGCTTGTATCTTATCTATGCCTTGACGCGTTATAATTGTATAATGTTGATGCTTAAAAAAATCTTCTTTGTCCAACTTATACTTGTTATAAAGTTCTTTCAGTTTTTCTCTATTCATTCCTCTTTGTTTAAGTGTTCTATTTCTATTATTTGTTCTAAGTATTTTATTCGTCTTTCTAGTGCTTCTATTCTTGCGTTTAGAAAGTCTATGGTTTCCGTGCTTCTTGCTCGTTTAACGTCTTGGTAATGTGTCATCTTATAAATCTTTAAACATTGCAAAGGGGTTTTGCACGCCAAGTAAAAAAGTAATATCCATAATAGTAGCATATTTCAACTCGGTGATTAGGCTTTCATTCTCTAACGCGTCTAATATAGAGCCAGTTAATTTAGGATATTTTAGATTTGCTGATTCAAATTTTTGATTGAATTCTGGTTTAAGTCTATCTTTTAAGCTTATTATTTTATATGTCATTTTTTTAAAGTTTTATGTTTTACTCAGCAAATATACAAAAAAAAATTAACTTAACACTTTTTTAACTAAAAAAAAACCACCCTTTTCAGAGTGGCCTTTCGATTGGTTATCAATCTAAACATAAAACAAAGACAATTGGTATTACAAATATAAACTATTCATTTAGTTTTTCAGTAAGATCTTTATACTTATTTATTAACATTTCAAGATCAATATTGTCGAGCTTTACTATTTTTTTAGATTTTATGTATAACTCTTCAGAAAGACCGTCATAATAACGCTCATCTAAATGCTTAGCGAATAAGTATTGCTCGCCATACCTAAATACGTTACACCCTGCACACTGTACTTGACAATTCAGTTCAGTTGTTGTATCTTCATCATCTATCGACCCGAACCTCGTAGAGTAGTTCTTACGGCTTTGAAAATGTCCACATTGCATTTTTTTCCAGTGATCTTTTTTACCACAAGTGAAGCATTCGGCTATTTCGTTTACAGCATACCTTTGACGTATGTAAATACTAAAAACTTTGTCTAGCTTTTGTATTAATTTTTTTCTTTGTGTTTTCTTTGCCACGCGTGCGTATATTATAATACTATTTATATATATTTATATACGTATATAATAAATAAATATATTAAAAAAAATTTACTTTCTAAAATTTTTAGTAATTTTCTCTGCTGATCTCATACCAAAATAACCTCCATAAACTAAGAGTAGTAAAGAAGATAATAGATCTATCCAACTAGAGTCTATTTTGAAGCCCTCTAGTGAGCTATCTAGTATGATATAAATAAATAACGTTAGTGTAAGAAAAGAGAGTGTTAGAGGCCTTATATTACGTGTTAGGTAACTTTCTGTACTATTATCGCTTATCCATCTTTTAGTAGTTTCCTCTATTTCTTTGTTTTGTTGTTCGTGTATTAGTTGCTGAAGTTTTATTTTGTCCTCTGTCGATATATCCGACTTAGTTATTTCTTTAATAGCTTCGCTTGGGGATATAACGCCCTCTAGCACATTACCCAAAGCCGGGTTAATTACTTTCGCTGCTCCTAAAAGCAGTTTTCCTACTGTTGTATCTTTAAACTTCTTTTTAGGCATTCCAACGTGCTTTAGTTTTTCTTATGTCGTAATGTACGAATGTATCGTATAAACCTAAGCCGCCTTGCAACATTAAACCCATGTCGATTAAATCTTCTATAAGTACTAACACTTCAGCTGGTTTCAAACCATCTATTGTAATGTCCGCTGCTTTACCTAATAAGTGCTGGCTTGTACTTGAACCACCTACTTTAGCGTTATGCTCTGGACTTCTGTAAGCGCTATTTATTGTTATTGCTCTGCCAGTATAGTCTCTAAGAAACTGTAACTGTCCGGCGAGTTTTATGACGTTCTCGTAAACATCTAAAGGCATACTGCAATTATTAGTGCAATCTTCACAAGCGCCTTTACACTCAAACTCACTTAGTTTAAAGTTCTTTGTTAGTTTCATTCTTTTTTTTATATGTTGCGTATATCTTCTGAATTGTATAAACAATAGAAGCCAAAAGAAGTATGATCTTAAGGCTATTTTCCACAGCAGTAAAGCTAATTCCCAAAGTAATTAGATTAAATAAGTACAATCTCACGTCCTGCAAATTCATAACATTATTGCTTTCAAAAAAGCATTCCATTTAGCAATTAAATAAAATTGCAAGTTTTCTATTTTATTAGCTAAGTATCTAAGTCCTTTTACCATTACATTTTATTTGTTTGATAGTCCACACCATAAAAGCTGTGTACTCCGTTATCATCTATATTACCTACTGCATTTGACTTCCAGCCATAAGGGTGTTCATCTAAGCCTACCCACATAACATCTAAGTGATACTTGTCGCTAAGTATTGGTGCTTTTATTTCTTCGCCTTCTTCGTCATACTCGCCTCGCTCTAAAATAATATTACCTAATTTAACTACAGCATGTGAGTGTGTAGGGTACTCGTTACCTTCTTCGTCTTTATCTACTCCTAAAGCTTTTATTTTAGCCTCAGCAGTTTCTTTATCTTTAAATTCGTATTTTCCTATTTTCATTATTCGTTAGGGTCTATTCCGTTTTCTATTAATATTTCTGCCCATTCAGCTTCGTTAGTATAATAATCAACTTGATCCCAGTTTGTGCTTAAACACTCATCTGTATTTACATAAGAATAAGCCTTTATTTCTTCTTTATCCCAACATATAAACCACGTTTTTACTTCTGGGTAACATAAATTTGTAATTTTTAATTTTGCCATAGTTTTTTATTTATGCAGTTCCCAAATCAACTATTGTCCAGTTGTAATTACTTACAAGGGATGCTCTCGCCGCCGCAGCTTCTCCGCCGCCAGTATATGCAGTTTGAAAACGCCAACTCGGAGAAAGTTCATATTCATTACCACGAGGGTATAAAGTTTGCAATGTTGCGTGCCACCCTATTAACAAGGCATCATAATTTGCAGTAGAAAAACCACTACCACCAAGTAAAAAATTAGAACCAGTTGATACCTTAGAAATATCCCAAGAACTTATATCTTGATTAAAAGATGTGTTACCAGCTAACGTACTTGTCATATTTGTAACATTACTTACATCCCAAGCATTTATAGGGGCGTTCATAAGTGTATCTCTAAACATTTGACTAATATTTGTAACAGAACTCATATCCCAACCAGAAAAACCACTTGTACTATTCAAAGCAAAACAGTCGTTAAAAACTTCAGCCATACTTGTACTTGTTATGGTTGGCTCGTCTGTTGCTGTCATTGTCAAATTTTCACACCCTTTAAAAGTTTTATTTCTATTTAATTCAAATACACCCCAGTTTTGTATTTCGAGCATTTTAAGTTTATCGCCACCATTGTTAAATCTCCAGCCCTTTAAAGCGTTTGTTATTTTTATAGTGTAAGTACCAGCACTTGAATAAGTGTGCGTTACTTCTGATTGATTATAAGTTGTAATGTCGTCTGTATTGCCATCCCCCCAATCTACCTTAGCTGTAATTGAACTAAAAGTACTATCTAAAGGTAGCGTAAATTGGTCATTGTTTGAAGTACCAGCATTATCTGTTTTTACTGTAAACCTAAACTCTGTTGGGTCTGAAGACAAAGCGGCGTAAATACCACCCCAACCATCTGTAACTGGATTGCCCCACCAAGTTGTTTCGTAAATTTTTCCGTAGCTCATCTATTTCTTTTTCTTTATAGGCTTTTCTTCTTTCTTATCTTCTTTTTTTTCTTCTTTCTCTTTTTGTTTTTTATACTCGAAAGATTTTTCAGCTTGTTTAAAATAAATTTTACCCCAGCCTTCTTCTTTTACATCGCCAAAATAAGTAGTTTCGTAAACCTTTCCAAAACTCATAATTAACTTGTTAATTCTTTTAATTCTGCATCTGTCAATTCAGTATCGTACAATCTAAATTCTTTAATAGGGTTTCTTTTTCCAGTATCAGCCGACAACCTTAAAGCACCTAAAAGAACATCTGGATAATCCCAAGTAACAGTGTCTGAACTTGTTACAGTTACAGCACTTAAACCATCAAAAGAGTATTTAAAATCTGTTTCATTTTGAAAACAAACTGCAAACTTAAAAGGTGTTCCGACCGATAAAGTATGTGATATTGAATTTGATGCAGTTGTATCGGTATCTCGTCTTACAATTTTAACTGTACTTGTATTTCTGAGCAGTAAAGCTAAGTAATAATTAGCATTTGTATCTACATCCTTTAACAAAGAAAAAGCATAGCTGGTAGAAGATAACTCATTTGGTATAACTTCTCCGTAAACTGTAATAGGGTAGTTTGATGGCATAGAGGAAAAATCAGCAATTTTACAAGTTTCTAAGTTCCTTGTAGTTGAGCCAGAAGATAAGTTAGCAATGTAGCTTGATAGTCCACTTTCTTCAAATTGTAAACCCCAAACAAGTACTGAACTACCATCTCCAGTGTAATCTACATCAGATGTACCTTGTTGTAATTGCACAAAGTAACCGCTTGTGTGTGTTGCGTTTGCTGTGGCTGTTATACCTATTCTGTACCAACCATTAGGATAAGTTTCAAATAGTTGTACATCCCCAGTAACAGCTTGAGTATCTAAATTAAAAGAACCGCTAACACCCATAAAAGCACCAGCATTTATAAATATAAATCTATTGTCGCTTTGTTTTTTAACGAACAAACTTAGAGTATATTGAGTTCCACTTGTTGTAGATAGCACACCGCCAACATAAAATCTATGTCTGCTGTTGTTTGTATCTTCTTTTAACTCCATAGCCTTTTTTTCTCCAGTAGGTGCTATTGAGTTATTATCTGTAAGTGTTCCGCCAGTTACAGTTTTACCAGTAGACAATTCTGAGTATTGTTGTGAGTTTGTTTTGGATGGCTCTAAAAGTAAATTAGGACAATCGCTATTTAACCAATCAAGTCTTGGTACAGTTGTAGCAACAGTTTCTATAAGTCCATCCTTACGCACTCTTGTAGCTTCGCCAGTCCTTGCAAAAGTAAAGTCCCCAGTACCATCACTTGGCAATACAGAATAAACCTCTGTGGCTCTATATCCGCTTGGTATTAATGCTAAAATCGGATTACTCATTCTTTTTTTCTTTTTTCAATACCTTAATTATATATTTTTTTAATTTAATAAGGTTTTTTTGCTTAACCTTGTATCTCACAGTACCCAACCTTTAAAAGTTGTATCACTGTCTGGATAAACATCAGCATCGCTATTTGTATTGTACTCTGGGAATAAGTTATCGTTGAAACTTAAATAGTCAACCATTCTCGTGGAGTAATAATTCGCATACTCTCTAGCTTTACCAACTAAATAGTCTACTTCGTTTTTTTCCACGTTTTGAGCAGTTTCGCTACTATGCTTAAACACTCCACCATTTTTAATTTGATATGCAGCAAAAGGTATATAATTCATTTGGGCAAACCAGATAAGCGTTGGTTGCACGTATGTGTTAACTAGTGTAAGATAATTACCAGTCAAACCAGTGCCACCTGATGCACCTGAGGCTATATCGCTACTTATCTTATTGTAAAGATCAGTTCCTAGTAAATTTTGGATGTCTATTTGCTGTGCGACCTTAATAAATTGCATGAACTTATCCGAGTCAACGTTTCCGTCGATAATGGAGTTTTTTACTAAGTCCGTTCTGTTTATGAATAGTACTGTTGCCATTTAGTTTTTAAATTTCATTTTATTCCAATATTCAGCGGTATAACCTTTATACTTCATATTTTTAGGTGCAGTTGATACTTTTTTATCATTTGTTTCTGGCTTAAATCCCCTTGCTCTTGCATCTTGTACTTTTATGTTATCGCCTAAACTTTTACTACCCTTTTTACT